TCTATGTGGCTCATAAGTAAAATAATCTTCTTTAAGTATTTCATAAATCTTTTCAAAAAACTTTCTGTCTGTCATAACCGCCTTAAGCACTAAAGTTTGAAACTTTAATCCAAACGATTCAAAGTTTTGATTATCAGACATTTTGCATCTCCTGTGTATTTTTTAGATTACCGAAAGTGGTCGTCCAATCGGAAATGTTTTTAGGTGATATATCTTCGGTTAACAACTTCAACCGAAACTTCATTGGGTTATACTTAGGCTTGTTGTTATCAACAATATAAGTAATCGCATCCATATCTTGTATAGTAACGTTTACATCATGTAGTTGCACAAGACTGTAATTCTTTTCTATTAATTCTTTGTTATCAACATACTTCTGATACTTCTTATTCTTCTGTGCTACTTGCTCAACAGCGTGCTCATGTATATCATTTACAGTATATTGTGTGGTGTTAGACAAGAATGGAAAATCCTTCTTGAAGGTTTTCTCACCAACTCTTGGCACACCATCTATCTTGTCAGACTTATCACCACAAACAGACTTGATAAGGGTATAGTTAGGAGGATAACAATCTTCGGACTCCAACATATACTCCATATCAATCATCTGTCCGTGCTTTTTGTTTACCTTGACAGGTCTATACACAGATATATCATCGCTTACTAATTGGTAATAATCCTTGTCAGTGGATACGATAATCTTCTCATACCCATCAAAGGTGTTATTAGCCATCCAAGCGATAACATCATCAGCTTCTTGGTATTGGATTGCTACTTGGTGGAAAGGTAAAAACTCAAATGTTTCCTTGAGCAGACTTATCTGACGAACTAGTGATTCTCGCTCGTCTTCTTCATCATTCTCAAAGATACGATTTAGTCCAACCATCTTACGACCTTCTTTGTAAGTGGTGAGAGTTTTTCTGCGGCGTTCGCCTGATTGCTTGCCCTCCCAAGCTATCACAACCTCATCAACTTCCAACTTTTCTATAAGGGATCGTATACTAGCTAGTGTGCCATAATAACCACCTACGTGCTCACCATTGACATTAGTCAAAGTGACAGCGGAGAAATTACGGACAAACATATTCATCAAATCTACAAACATAACTTTTTTAGACATAACACATCCTTTAGAGCATAGAAATCCATATGGCACACTTTGTGCATTTTTTAAAACAAGGATTTAAGTTGGGATACAAAATAACCATTTCACTATAAATATAATACAATTTTCAGAAATATAATACAAAATTCTTACTATAATATAAAAAAATTTAGATACACTGTCAAGCTATTTTTTTGAGCAAAAATTTCAAATTTCTTCTTCGCTCTCTACTGCTTCTACTACTTCATCTGAGTAGGAAAACTGCTCTTTGTGTCGTTTTACAACAAGCGATTCTCTAAGCAGAGGTGTAATTGCTTTTTTGAAATCTGGATTGTTATCAACATACTCAAGCCAATCCTTGTTCTTAAATTCGTGAGTTTTACCGTCTACTGTAATAGCACTTTTCTGAGCGCTTATTTTATTTATGTGACCTGCTTTGGTTAGCACTTCCAACCAATCTTCATGGTCAACCATGCCTCTATTATAATAGACTTTAAATTCACATTGACCTAGTGGTGGCCCAAAACGATTCTTGATAATCTTCGCTCTTACCTTTGCACCGATGGTCTTTTTGTCAGCAACTGTATTACCAACAGTAATCTTGCCAGCGTTGATGAGCTTTATACGAAGTGAAGAGAAGAAAGGTACAGCACTACCGCCAGGTGTTATAGTGTCATCACCAAACATAACCCCTATATTCTTCCTAACTTGGTTGAGAAAGACGAGCGATACATTATGTGTGCCAATAAGCCTAATAACTTTACGCAAGCCTTGGCCCATTCTACGAGCCATTAGACCTATTGTGTTTTCATCATAATCGTTTCTAACTTCTTGATCTGTAGATGTAGCGGCAATAGAATCCCAAACAATACAAACCATACGATCTGGTTCGTTTGCTTTGATTAGCTTTATCATATTCTCTATAGCTTCAAATACTTTTTCTACCGTATCTAATTGTATCAAACAGAAATTTGTTTCTATAGGGTCTAACCCAATGAGCTGCAGAAATTCTATATTAGCAGCGTTTTCTGTGTCAATCAATACTGGTATACCGCCCTTGTCTAAACAATCTTTTAGAATAACATACGACAGCATTGACTTACCCGTTTGTGATTCTCCACTTATTTCTACGAGCTTGCCAACTGGTATACCACCTTCCTTCTCTGCATCATTAGTTATAATAGTATCTAACTGCGCAGAGCCTGTGGTCAACCAACGCTTTACTTCTGTTGGTGTATCATCTTTGCCGAATACATAAGCAGAACCGGCCATTTTAGTATTTAATTCTTTGACAATAAGATCACCCAATATTGAGTCGTCTTCTGTCTTTTTCTTTGCTGTTTTCTTTTTAGGTGGCAATATAAACTCCGAATGAAAAAGGGGGGCCGAAGCCCCCGTCAATTTACTTGCCGAGTATACCGGCAAACTTGTTTTGTATTTGCTCATTCGCCTCATCACCCTTAGAGCGTGATGAGTTTACATCAAAAGGGAGGTCGTCCTCGTCCTCCTTAACCGAGGCGAAACTCTTGGTAGTGCCAGTGCTATCGTTGTTTTCTTCTTCTTCGCCTGCAGGATTTAGGTGTGCGGCAAGCGCTTCCTTTATCTCTGTTACAGGAGTAAGAGGAAACATAGTGTCGATGTTTTCTACACTATCAAGAAGGTCAATAACAACAGACTTATTCTTAGTCAAGTTTTCAATAGCAGTTGATGGTGTAACATCAAGAGATACATCAACAGGATATACCCAACCGTTGAAACCCTTCTCTACGGTGACAATTAAGTCCATACCATTTTTGATATCAGTGATATCGATATCGCGCTTTAGGGCAATCTTAGCAGCGTTGAGAATCTTGTTGTAAGTGCTACGTGGTGAGCTTGACGCTGATACACCCCACCAACGAATAATATTATTAGACTTCGACCACTCTTGCTCCTTATCGGGTGACTCTTTAACAATGATAGGAATAAAAACACGAGTTGAAATGCCCATTGATTTAGCTAACTCCTTATAAGACTCATCCTCGGTCTTATTATATTCTGCCCATGTGGTCTTAACAAAAGCACAAACAGGACAATTTTCATCTCCATGACGTTGAGGACAAACGAAAGTCCGGCCATTAATATTGTAATGAAAATTAAACTCTCTAAATGGCATATCTTCATCATACTTATAAGGCATGATACGAATAGTTGATTGACCTTCAGGCAACTTGATAATATTTTCACTGCCTGTGCTGGTGCTATTGCGTTTGTCTGGATCAAACCTATCAATAGCACTTTGTATACGGTCAAGATTGATTGGCATATTACTACTCTCCTATATGTGAAGTGAAAAAAACCTTTAGTGTGAGATATTATAATAAAAAGTATGTGTATTGTAAACCACAAAATAAAAAAGGGCGAAATTAATCGCCCTTTTTTTACTCATCGGTTTCAGCTACTTTTGGTGGTTTTGGTTTGTCAGCTAAGATAATTTCAAAAATCTTCTTCAATGCATTTTGACTAATGCTATCGTTAACATTAATAACAATAATCTGATTTTCTTTGTCATGCATACAACCTTCTAAAAACGTATTCATCATATTATCACCTCAATATTTTTCATCAAACATTTCATCTAAGTCAGCAAGCTCATCTTCCGACATATTTTTAAAATCTAAGTTACGTAGGTTACTTGTCTTTTTTTTATTTGATGCTTTGTTATTTAAGAGCTTTCTTTTACGCTCTAATTTGTTTTCTACGTCTTGCTCTCTACGCCTGTTTGTTCTTGCCACTTAAGATCCTCCAAACCTTTTTTAGTAAAGTGTCTTTAACAATATCTTCTTTTAGTATAAAGCAAATAATAGATGCTAATTTTTCATTGTTTGTTTTATTGCTGTCTTCTAGACTACCAATAAATTTTTCTACAGAGAGATAGAAGTCTTTGTTATAAACATAAGACTCTAAAGTCTTTCTGTAGTTAATTGGTTGCAAATATGTTTCAGCGTCTTGTATTAGATATCTAACATCAGAAAACTTACCATTAATAAAAGTGGTGGTTAGTGTATGTATATCAGATATATGCTTGTCAGTAACAACAATTTCTTTGTCGGATAACAATTCAAGCACTCTATCAAAGAAGTTATAACCTTCATACTTACTATTTATGTGATGTTTTCTTGATGGAGCTTTAATCAAAGGCAAATCAATGGCGTTAGCGATGTTATTGAAAAACTGATAACGCAGGCCGTACACCCAACCGGCTTCATCTGTGTATCCGTCTTGAATATATTCACGGATTTTCCATTGAGCCTTATTTAGCTTGGGGAAATCCCCGACAACCTTAAAAATAAGATTTGGATATTCGATAACAATACCTTCATGGAAAGGTTTTGCTTCAGTTGGCCACACCTGAGATAACAGAGTGTCGTCTATAAGACTTAGTATGGACTCACCAGATGGCAGAATTACGCCATGGCTACGGTGGCGGAAATGAGGTATTTCTAAATTAATTGGATGGTTAGTCTTTACAATATACTGGCCTTGCTCTGAAATTTTAGAAACGACGGCATCGTCAGGATCTACGCTAGTGTCTTTTACCTTATAAACAAAAGTATCATAACTAAAAATTTCTTCGGATAAGCCATTGAATCTTTCATCATGCATAAAAATATAGTTTGAATCACCATAGTATATGACATTTGGTGTAGATTCATATAAAACCTCAGCGTTAACATAATCTCCAACTTTTAAAACATTAGTTATAGCTTCTGAAGAATTAAGAATAGCAGCGGCAGCAGTTTTAATAGCATTGTATTGTGGTGATTGAGGATAGTCATTAGGGTCATAAATTTTCTTATCTTGGCCTTTTACTTTGCGAGCAACATATACGTTACCATTTTCATCTACACCAAATCCAATATTAGCAGATCCATCTACCTTGATGGACAACTTGGCCTTGGTTTTAGATTCTAAATAACCTCGTAAGCAAATAATTTCTTCTTCTGTCAAGTCAGAATAATGCTTGATACCCACTTTAAATAACCTTTCTTAGTAAGTCTACTAAATACTCCGCTCTATGGACGGATTTGTGATGTTGGATAAGTTTTTGATACCCGTTATGGGCGATTTGTTTGGCTTCTTCATCATTATTGAGATAATAATCTATTTTTTCTAACAATTCACCTATATTATAATAAAATATTACGTCTTTGCCATCTAAAAATTCAGAGCAATAGGTAAAATCTTGAAGCGATTGTTGGAAAACTAGGCAACCATTTGCCAATCCCTCAAAAAATCTGCTCGTCCACTTACCAGCACCCCAAGCGTCAACACATATCTTGGTATTAAGAAGCGTTTTATAATATGCTTCGTTGTGAAACTGCCCTATAAAGCTATAAGTAGGGTTTTTTGCACTATCTTGAACATGTCCACCAATATAATAATCAGTATCACCATATTTTTCTTGAATAGCTTTTTTTATTTCAAATCTATGCTTACGATTTTCATCAGCTTTCATAAGACAACATAAACCGTTACTCTTACCAGCCCACAATTTATCAAAATCTTTATTGTAATCATTAGACTGTAAGAAGTAACGGTTTTCTGCCGCGAAAGGAAAAGGCTTAACATTTTTATGTTGTTGGGTATATTCTAAATGACACTCTCTCTTAAGATACATATA